TGCAAGTCCTAAACCTACTAGCGCACCTAGTATAGGAATTTTCTTTAGTAGTGATTTTATTCCCCCTTTAGCAGCTATTTTCATACCGGAACCGAATGCTTTAAATAACTTACCAACAAAGCCTACTGAGCTTTTTAATGTAATACTGATAAATCTAAATTGCTTACCAAAGTTTTTAGCCATATTTCCTAGAGCCATCATTTTACTACCGAACTTAGTTACAAATCCCATAACTTCTCCTGCATTTCTAGTTATTCCATCGAAAAATCCTGCTACATTATCTAAATGAATTGCAAGTTTACCCATTTCTGCGGCCATCTGCTCAGTAGCTTGTAACATTCTATCCTGTACTGACATATTAGCTCTTTGTTGACCTAGTCGAGTATCACCTAATTTTTCTATAAGCTCATCTTCTAACCTTCTAGCTTCAACAAAATCCTTCTCTTTTTTTGCTGCTGCTATCTTTTTATCGTATTCTGCTACTATGTCTTGTAAATTAGCTGATTCATCTTTTCCAAATCTTCTTAATGCAGCTTGTTGTTTAAGCATTTCAGCTAATTCGTCTCTTGATAAACCTAACGCCTTAGCTTGAGCATTTTGAGCTAATACTGATTGTTTTGTAAATTCTTCTGATGTACCTATATTTTTAGCTATCTCCTGTGCTAAAGTAGCAGTATCTCCAGTCAATGCTGCTGCTCTTGCTCTTTCAAGATTAAGTTCTTTACCTGTTAAAAGTTCAGCCTCTAATTCAGCAGCTATTGAAGATTCAAAATCTAATAAATTACTACCTGCTGATTCCAAGGTAGCCATGCTTAATCCAAATCTCCTTGCTTGATATGCTGCATTTTCTATACCACCAGCAAACTTACTTGCGTTCAAAGCTGTACCTGCGCTCATACTAGCAACATCACTCATAACGTCTTGGAATCTTATAGATGTACCGTTAGCTACGTTTTGTTGAGTAGTAAATCCTGTAATATCAGTGGTAAGTTTATCAATAGATTCTCCAGTTAAGGCAGCAGTTTTAGCTAATTCAGCTGCTTGTTCATTACTTAATCCAAGCTGTTTAGTAACCGTAGCGAAGGCTTTTGCTTCATCTCCAGTTAATTTAACTGATGCACCTAATTGTTTGGTAAATTCTCTACTAGCTTCAACTAAATCTCCATATCCGAGCCCATCAGTTACTCTAGCTAAATCGACCATCTCGTTTTTGAAATTAGATGCTTCTTTTCTAGAAACATTAAGATCTCGAGCTATATTAGTAATTTTTTCTTGACCTGCAGCGATTCCTTTTACAAAAGTACCTACAGCAAATAATAAAGTTAATTTACCAGCTGCTCCTATAAGTTGTTTAGATCCTGCTATTAAACCGCTATTTCCTTCTGCAGCTGCTTTTCTATATGCGTCTTCAGCTTTAGCAAATTCATCAAATGCTTTTCCAAGACCAGGAATAGCTTTAGTAATCTCAGATATACCTGAAAAGAAAGATCCTTGACTATCTAACTCTTCCATAGCTTTATTTATTTCTTGGACTCCTTTAGCTACATCTCTAGTTTGATCTGAGGTTTGTGAAATATCTTCTAATATTTTTTTAATTAAAACTTCTTCTTCTTCAATAGCATTAACTAATTTAGCTTCTAAATCTAACTGTAGATCTTTTAATCTAGCAACATTTGATTCAGCTTTTTCTAATTTTCTAGTTTCAGCTGCTGTTAATTTTTTTCCTTTCGCTATTTTAGCACCTAAATCAGCTACAGTTCTTGTATCACTAGCTATAGCTTTTTGTAATTTAGCTACTTCATCAAATTCTGATTTAAAATCTCTTGATTGTTTAGATGCGTCTTTAGAATTTCTTGCAACATCAGCCATAGTAGAAGCTACACTAACCATAGTTTTAGCTAACTCATCCATTGTTTGCTTAATGGTTCTAGTTTCTTTAGCTGTTTCTTGAGTATTCTTTTTTACTTCTTCAGAATTTTCTCTCGCCTTATCTGTTGCCATAGATTATATGAGGTTATATAATATAAATAGGAAAGGCTCCTATTTGTTTGAAGCCTTTGTACTATAAGATGGTTTAATATTAGGTCTTTTTAATTCCCCTCTTTTTTTATTACTAGTATTGTTTAATGCCTTATCATGTGCTTTTTTTTCCTCATCATAAAATTCTTTAATCTTATGAAAAGTCCAAGTCCTAAGCCATATTGGCATATTATATACAGTTTCCCAATCGTAACCACCTTTACCGTGAAAAACTATTTCGTGAATTTGACTAAAAATATTAGGTCTATCCTGCGTCGTCAGGCCAAAAAAAGCCGATCCCAATGGGTATATCGACGTCCTCCTCTCCGCCGTCTTCGTTTTCATAAGTAAAAGTTAAATCAACATCAGGTTGTACTCTAGCGTACTCTTTTCTCAATGCTCTTGCATCTGATGCTAACATATACTTATCAACGAATTCTCTAATATCTTTAACTTCACTTGATCCGTTAACTGAGATAATAGTTCTTTTTAATCTTGTTGTTACTTCAGGAGAAGCGTTTTTATCTAACTTCTTTAGTCCTTCTAGTTCTCTTTGAACGTCATTTTCATCTTTATGAGTAAGTAATTTAAATACTACTTCATTTCCAGAAGGAAGAGTAAAAGAAAATTTATTACCTTTTTCATAATTTTTAGGATCTATTTCAATATTTTCTAACTGAGATAGGTCAATAACTACCTGTTCTCCGTTAAATACTACCTTATATTCAGGTCCGTAAGATAATATTCTAGCTGCTACCATAATAGCATTTTTATCTCCAACTAATAAGTCTTCATATTTAACTCCTTCAGTTACAATAAGTGATTTTAGTAATTTATCAATTACTATTCCTTTAGATATATAGTTTCTATTAGTTAAGATGTCCTCCTCTTTGGCTGTCATATACTTCATTTCTATTTCGCCTTTTGCAAGAGGAGAATCTTTAGGATATAATAACCCTTTGGAAGGTAGTTCTACCGTTTCCGTAGGTATTTTAAACTTTGATTCCATAAATTTTATTTAGTTAAAACCGGTTCTATAATAAATATAGTAAAAAAATATTTTGAAAACAACTATTTAAAGAAATCTTTTATAATTATATTTTCGCTTAATACTTTTTTAATCATAGCTGTTTCACTTGAAAATAAATGTAAAAATGGTCTATTTTCATATTCTAACCATTGAAATCTTCCGCTTTTAATATCACATTTATCTATCAAAGACTTACTATATTGTATATTTTCATTTTGATTTCCTATATAATCTTCAACATTACTATAAAAGTCTACTTTTTTAATTACTTCAGGAGAACCGAAAAAGATTAAATCTCTAAACATATAAAGATGGTCCTTATTAAATGATTGTTTTTCTATATAACCTTTAAGAGAACCGTATATTTCTACCAAATTCTCAAAGCTATTAGTTAATAAAGGGTACACTTTAGAAGCATCTGTTCTCCATTTTACTATATAATCGTAATCTTGTAATTTAAATTCATTAATACATTCATTATACCTCCACCACTGTACTACTCTATCAAAATTATGACCGTAATGTATATTATTTTTTAGACCTAATTTTTCTACTCTTTTATGTAGTAATTTATACTTATTTTTATATTCTTTTATTATGTTATTACCTACTTCAGGTTTAGTAAATATAAAATCTTTAGGTTTAAGTTTCATACCTTCTTTTTTATAGTCAAAATCAGTATGAAAAAATATATCGGAATCTTTAAAAAGTCTTAAATTAAGATTATAGTTATCTTTATTTAAAAAATCTATTCTGCCTATTATTATAACTGCTACTTTCATTATATAAAAAAACCCAGACGAGCTGGGTTAATTTAAAATGTATGTATAAAAATCTTAATAGTTAAGGATACAATAATCCATTGCTACTGTGATTGATAGATCAACTACTTCGTCTGTAGCCCAATCGTACTGACCAAAGTCTCCATTAGTTAAGAATGCTCCTTTGATAACCCACTCACCTATAATGTCTCCTACAGGTCCTAAAATATTAAGAGTTAAATCTTTTTTGTAAAAATCAGAATAACCTGCTCTACCAGTTACTGACTCATATGAAAGTCTAGCCCACTCCATTACTGCTTGAGCTCCAGAAGGAGTAATTGGATCATATAATACCATTGTTATATCATCCCACTCTCTTTTTCCTCTGATTTTTCTATAAGAGTTAATATGGTCAAGCTTTACTACGTTATCTGTAAAAGTTGGAGCTTTTACGTTTTTTACCATAAAGGCTGGAATAGTATCGATGTTTAATACAAATCTATTCTGAACCTTTGGTTCAAAAGCTCTAAACATTATGTCGTTTGCGTCTAGTACTGCCATGTTCTTTATTTATTATAAATATCTATATTCTTAAAATTATTGACCAAAAGTAGCTCCTGTTGGTTCTACTGTAAAGTCTAGTACTATAAATTCTGCTGTTTTAGCTGGTTGAATAAATATCTGACCTACTAATTGATTTCTATCTACTACGTCTGCAGTATTATTAGTATCATCCATTACTACTCTAAAAGCAAATAAACCTTGTCTCTGTACTACTGAGTCTAGGAATGGATTAACAGCTGCTAAGAATTTATTTCTTGTTGCTATAGTATTTTGTTCGAATACTAAGTTTTGAGCTTGGTTACCAATAAACTCTTTAAGCTCGATTAATAGTCTTCTAACATTTACTCTATCTAAAGCTGATGCTTTAGTCTGTAAAGTCTTTTGACCAAATACTGCAATACCTGATCCAGGGAATGTAGCAATTGGATTAACTTTAGCATCATATAATGTATCTCTCTGAGATCTTGAAAGTTTTCTTTCTGCTTGAATTACTCCTACGATTCCACCTCTTACTAATCCTGCAGGTGCAAACCATGGTGCTGCTGCTCCATCAGTAAATGCATATACTCCTGGAATAAATACTGAAGCTGGAACGAATACGTTCTTACCGGTAGCTGATTGAGTCTGTAACCATGGCCAGTATGCTGCTGCATAAGATGAATTTAATACATCTGCTTGACCTGTTACGTTAGCTACTGAAGCTCCGTGAGGATATAAATCTACTACTGCGATACAGTCTCCTCTGCTTTCTGCTAATGATATAATATTATCAATTTGAGTTGAATGATTATTTTTAAATAATCCTGGAGCTGAAATAACGTTAAATTTATAATCATCTTTATTTCCTAATAAAGTAATAACGTTATTATAATCTGTAGCAATAACTCCTTGCGTAGCAGTACTTATATTCTGGTATAGATTTAACGATGCTGATGCAATTGCTGTTAAACCGTTAGCATTATAAAATGAACCAGAAGTATTAATAGGTAATAATTTCTTATACCCTACTCCTGCTGAAGAAGATTGAACTGTTACTCCATCTGTAGAGAAGTAATTTAATGTCTTACTGTTAACTTTAGATACTCTGATATAATTAGATTTATTTACATAATCACCGGTTGTAGTAATTTGAGTTGCGTCAGCTGAAATAGCTTGAACTTGAGTACCGATTACTTTTTCAATATAATTTTCACTATTTGGATCTAATGAAATATTATTAAATGTTTCTAATACTATCTTATTATTATGGTTATCATTTCCTTTACGTACTGAAAGAGTAAATGTACCTTTCTTTTCGTTTTTGTTAGAAATTTCCCATCTTAAATTATCTTCAGAACCACTTACTAATGAATTGTCTGAATTAACATAATTTGCTTTTGGATTTAATGCATCACCTGATCCTGTACCTGCATTATAAATTTTACCTTTTCCTAATGTTGCTAATTCGAAAGGTTGTATACTTGCATTTTCAGATGAAGATATGTGTGTATTTACAGCGTGAGTCCATGTTGAAGATTCAGATACGATTCTTGTTACTAATACTGTATCACCTCCTTGGCTAAAATAATTTTTTACAGCAAGTGATGTTAAGTATTCATCTTTAGCGGCTCCATTATCGAATGTTTCGCCAAATAATCTTACGTATTGGTTAAAAGAAGTTACAGCTGTAGGAATCTCAACAGGTCCCTTCACTGTAGGTCCAAGTATTGCCGCTCCTACTTCAACTGGTGCTGGGTTAATAAAAGAGATATCATTTTCTCTTTGAAAAACACCTGGGGAGATAATTGTTTCTGCCATGTTTGGTTAAGTTTATATTTCGTCTATTATAAATATATAAGGAAAATCGAAACCATTTTTAATATAATGGTCTTTATTCACATATATAAATATACAAAAGAAAGGTGAAAATACTACTAATCAGAAATAAATTCTTTAGTTTCTAAATTCATTCGTCCGTTGCCATAAATATTAGTTAATTTTTTACCTAACTCTATTTCATAGGCTTTAACTTTATTATAATTAACTCTAGCAACATCTTTTTGATTTTGAAGTTCTATTTCAGTAGCTTGTATAGATGCTAGTTCGTTTTTGAGTTTTATTCTCATTTTTGATAGCTCTTCTATTTCTAATAAATGTTCTTTTTTTAATTCAACTTTATTCATATCTTAATATATAGTCACTACAAATACCTAAAACATTATCAGGTTTAAAATCTTTATCAGCCAATTCCGGCATTACTGCTATTGCATTAGAACATTCTACTCCTGGATAAGCCCAGAGGTATCCTTTAGACGTTAATGCTACTTTATCTTCTTCATGCCAAAAGTAATTTAAATAAAAACCACCTCTATCAAGTTCATGCAACTTATTTATAGCATCTACGTTTTTACAATGTATCCATAATTTAGTATAACTCTGCTCTAAAAATTCAATAGGGATATCATACTGAGGTTCATCATGACCTAAATAAAACTTATTATTAACAAACCAAAAGTCAACTTCTACATCGTATCCTTGTGATATAGTATACTGTATACGTGAAGGTTTATTTTCAGTATTGGGTTCAGGTCCGTCAATATTTCCTCTATGTGATATTAAAATCATTTATAATTTTCTAAGTAATTTTTAAGATCTTCGGGTGTGCCTAATCCCCACATTTTCTCTATATTGAAAGTTCTAATTATTTTATTATCTTTTATAGCTTGGTTAAAAACTGGGCAAACATAAAATTCATTATTTACTCTAATATCTTCATCTATCATTTCTTCCGCATACTTAACAAAATCAGAACCTTTTTTCCAATAATAAAATCCTACTGTGGCAATATCAGAAATAGGCTTTTTTTCTGCTACTTCAGTTACTACTCCTTTATCATTAAGTTTAGCAAAACTCCATTTAGGATGAGTAGCTTTAAATGTAACTATTCCTCCATCAGAATCAGTTTCATTCATTTTATATAAAAATTCAGTAGAATCCCATTCAACAAATTGATCTGAGTTCGCAAAGAATAAAGGGCTATTATTATTTATATATTCTTTTGCTAATAATGCAGTACATGCTGCTCCTTCAGTTACTCCTTGAGTTTCTACTATT